TCTTTGTGCAGTATATTTTTCCGTTATGACTTGATAAACTTGAAACTGTATGGTAACATGGTTACAATGGGAATAGAATCTCGATTACAAATCGCCCCCAGAGGGCTTGAAAATAATGATGCAGACTTGCTTTGGCAGGTCTTTTTTGTTAGGTGGTGATAGAATGGCAAAATACAAACCGACAGAATTCATGGCGGAAGATTCCAGATACGATAAAAAGGCGGCAGACTATGCCGTCTCTTTTATTGAATGCCTGAGTCATACCAAAGGCACATGGGCTGGAAAGAAATTTGAACTTCTGGATTGGCAGGAACAGATTATCCGCGACCTGTTCGGCATTTTGAAACCGAATGGCTATCGACAGTTCAACACGGCGTACATTGAAATTCCCAAGAAAAATGGCAAACAGCTGGCATTACACACTCCAATCCCTACCCCATACGGATTTACAACAATGGGTGATATACAGATTGGAGATGAATTGTTTGATGAGAAGGGAAACATCTGCCATGTTATTGCGAAAAGTCCTGTAGATTATGAAGAACAAGGCTATATCATCCGATTTAAGGACGGTGAAGAAATCATTGCAGGAGCAAGGCATTTGTGGACAGGTGAACTTACAAATGGTACACGCAGAAAAAGAACGATTACAACGGAGGAATTATATCAGCGTTCTTGTGACGCCGATGGTTGTTATCGGTTTCGTATTCCTATTGCCGAAGCCTTTAACACAACTGAAAAAGAACTGCCTGTTGAACCTTACTTAATGGGTTATTGGTTAGGCAATGGAAATGCTGTAAAGCCTGAAATTACAATTCAAACTTGCGATATACCGGAAGTGTTAGACCGAATATGGC